CAAAGAAAAACACAATGCATCAAGCATCGTAGATTTACCTGCGCCATTAGAACCAACAATTAAAGTATTAGATGATTTTAAAAAATCAATCTCTGTAAAATAATTGCCAGTGCTAACGAAGTTTTTATATCTAATTTTTTTGAATACAATCATCAATCTACTCTCTCAACATTTACCGCTTCTACGTATAGTTCTTTCATTAGACTTTTAAGTATATCAGGTTTTACATTCAATGTCAAGCCGTCAATATATTTATTTAAGATAGTCATAGTATCTTCTGCTTGATTTACCAATTCTTCATCATCGGCAACTGAAGTATCTGTAAAATCTTCAACTATACCAATATCTGCAACACCTACTTTATATAAATTATCCATTACCACATCAAACAGATATGGGTTCTGTTTATTGATTACTACAATCTTTATATAGGCATCTTTCAATTCTTCATAATTAAAATTCTTCCAATAGGCAAACTCTTGTGTTGTATCATCATATTGTAATTTATGAAACATTCTATATGGATTAGGTATAAATTCTAATTCTCTTGTCTCAGTATCAAACACATGAAACCCTCTTTGGTCATCATAGTCTGCCCATGTAATTTCATATTGATTACCAAGATAAGTTATATTGCCATTAGTTGATTTGTGATGAAAGTGACCAGACAATACAATATCAAATCTATTAAACAATGCCATATCTAAACCAGTTTGACATACATTACCACGATCCATTTCAAAACCAGATATCTCAAAATGACCAAATACAATTTCACTCTTAGTGCTATTTAAAAAATCTATACTGCTTTGATAATTACTAGAATTAATCCATGGCATCAATGCAACATTAACACCATCATATACTTTTTCAACAGGATCAATGTATACGTTTACGTTATCGTAATGCTCAAACAATTCATTCATGGCATTAATTTCATTTGTATTCTTGTATGTGACATCATGGTTACCCACAATAACATCCATTTGAATATTATTCTTTAATAATCTATCAAAGAATCTTCTACGCCAAGAATTTAATGTAACATAATTAATAAATTTTCTACGATCAACAACATCACCTAAATGGCAAATATGTGTAATATTATTTTCTTCTAAGTATGGAAAGAATACATTTTCCCAAAACTTAAAAAAGAATTCATTGAATATTGCACTGTCACCTCTTGCACCCGCATGAGTGTCATTTATTAAGGCTATTTTCATCAAATTCTCCTCTTACCATAAACTCTCTTGTATAGGTTCGTCTACGTAATTCACTACTGCTAAAGTGATGATCTCTACGATTAAAATATATTTCAATACCTCTACCAGCACAGATATCTTTTGCCGTGAATTGTTTTTCTTTATATTCATCACCAATGATTCTAACTGATATTGGAAATGAACGAAAGATTTCTTCTAAGTCACTCTCGTATGTGTATGGTATAATCTGATCAACATATGTAACTGCTTTAAGTTGAATATACCTTTCAACTATACTTTGAATAGGTTTATTTTTTTCTTTCCGATCTATAGATGGATCAGTTTGTAAACCTACAATTAAAAAGTCACATTGAGTCTTTGCTTCTTCTAACATCAATATGTGACCAGCATGAAGTAAATCAAATGCACTACATGTAAATCCAACTCTCATAATAATCTCCTTAAATATCAGGTAGCTCTTTCACATCTAATTCAATAAAATTTTCAATACCTTTAATCTTTACTTTCTTTTTATTCTTTTTAGTTTCTTCAAAAGTATGAATAAATTCTGATATGTTATCATACATCTGAAACTGTTGCATATGCCCATTCTCATCTTCAAACATTTCACCTTCATCTAATAAACCAAACTGTTCTGTTGCTTTGTATTTTACATATAATTGTTTTTTCTCTTTGGCAATTCTTCGTAGAAATGCAAAGTAAATAATCTGTGTAAAATAAGCAAATGGATTAGATGATTTGGCAGGATCAAAGTTTCTGAAATACATTATACAGTTTTCAATTCCATCTGCAATCATTTCATCTCTGAATGAATAGGAACCAAAGTTTGGTTTTCTGGATAGATGTTCTGCAATTTTAATAAAACATTCACCAATATAGTTTGGTACTATAGGGTCTGGTTTATTATTCTTTTTAGCATCAGCACACTTCTCAGTGTATTCGTTTAATGCTTTTAAAAAATCTGGATTGTTGATGTAGTGTGCTTTTTTCTTACTCATAATGTTTACCTCAGTTTGTGCTTGACAGGTTATTCAATCGTTGTTATAATGGTGGTGTCTTCCGTTAATGTAATATTCTCTTCTTATTACTTAATACTTCTTTAATCGTTTCAATACTCTCTACATACTCTGAGAACTCTTCTTCTGAAACATCCTCTTCTTCATCATCTGCATTTAAACAATTCTCAATGTGATCAGATTCTTCAATAACACATTCATTCAAATCAATCACTGCTTTATTATAATAATTAATAAGAGATTCTTTAGGTTCAAATACAGTTAATACATCAGTAGAATATACTGAAGCAATATTATGTTGAACAATCTCTACAGGTAACCAAGGTACCATCATCATTACTGATTTACCAGTAATTTGTCTTTTGAATAATACTGTCATAGGATTGTTAAGAATAACAGTACCTTCTTCTTTATCTTCTATCATAGATGCAATTATATCTTCACCTGACTGCATCCTTATTATTTTTATATTATCCATTTTTCATCTCTATGTTATAAAACTTATAATTAAACTTTTCACCATCATACATTTTAACACGTCCAACGAAATGATGCAAGGTGTAATTGGTATGATTACCTATTCTAAAGTCATCAGAGATATCATAAAGAACTGCTTCTTCTTTATTATCACCTAATCTGAGTCCACGACCAATTGATTGTAAATTACGAATTCTTGATTTAGAAGGTGATGCAAATACCACATTATGCAAATTACGTATATTGATACCAGTTGAAAATGTACCATATGAAGCAACAATAATGGCATCTGTTTCACGTTCAGTTATATCTCTAATAGATTCTCTAACTTCAGTATCAGTACCACCATATACAAAAAATACTTTACGTTTACCTGTTTCTTCTTTTATAATACGATATAAAACTTTGCCATGTTTCTCAACAAATTGAAATAGTATTAATGAATTACCTTTCAACGACAAGGCAAGATTCTTTATAAATGCGTTTCTTGCTGTGTTCAATACTATATATTCAATCTCTTCTTTGTAGTCCCACTTCTTAGATAACTTACAAATCTCTTCTGGATATTTAAGTATTAAACATTTAATTTTAAATTTAGATAACTGTTTGTTATCCATTAATTCTTTTGTTGTAGTTGCTTTGTATACTGGTCCAAATAAACCTTCTAATACTAATCTATGTGTTTGTGTACCATCAAGTGTACCAGTGCAACCTATTCTATATTCTGCAAGTGAAAGACCAGTCATTATAGTTGTCAATGATTTTGCTTTGAATTGATGTGCCTCATCTCCAAGAACAAAATCAAACTGTTCAAAATAATCTGGTGAATTTTTATAAATTGATTGCCATGTAGTGATAGTAAGAAATTTGTTTATTGATTTATCTTTACCCGAATACTGTCTATGGCAATACTCTTCAGAATTATAACCATATGATTTGAAATCACTATACATCTGTTCAACAAGAGATGTAGTTGGTACAATTAATAAACCTTTTTTACAATCTGAATATTGTAGATAACTCAATATCAAATATAAAATCAAAGATTTACCTGATGCAGTTGGTGAGACTAACAATAATCTTTTATTACGGATTGCTTGAATGAATGATTTTAATTGGTAATCTCTAACTTCAAAAGGCAAATTTAATGTTGCTATAAATTCTTCTGCTTCTTTTACAGAAAATATATTTGTATTACTGATTGAAGAATTTACACCAAGAGTATATTCTCTTGTTTTACAAAAGTCTTGTATGTATGGAACAAGACCATGATAGATAGTGTAAGACCTTAAATCAGCAAGTCTTATTTTACCATCCCACAATTTATTTTTATATGCAGGAGTAAATTGATATCCTGGTACATAAAAAGTAAAGAAGTCTGCCAACTCTTGTGCTATATTTCGTTCACACTCAAATTGAATATATGCTTCATTTTTTTTATGTAATATTAAATCAGGCACCTTGAATGAATCTTTCCCATGCTATAAAATCTTTTAATTGAAATGTTCTACTATTTAGTTCCTTCATAATACTCTGACATACTTCAACAATTTCATCATGCATAACTTTAATAGCAACAAATTTATTTAAGTCATCATCACTTTCAAGATATGATGCCACTTCAGATTTAAGAACATAAGGGAAAGGTTCCCATCCATATTTCTTAAGTTGTTCATCATCAAGTTTACCTGTATAATATTCCCACTTCACTCTACGCATTTTGTTATACTTAAACTCTGCTTCTTTAGACAACAATCTATGCCTTGAAAGCATGTTCAAGTATTTGCTATGTAATTGTGGTATATTAATTAATTCTCTGCCAGGTTCTGTTCTATCAATGACAGAATCTTTGCGCCACATTTCTAATAATTCATCAAGTTTATTCATAAAAAATCTCCTTATTTAAGGAGTATACACTAGTTAAAACAGTTTGTCAACATTATAATAAGAAAATCTGAATGTGGCATCGGCAGTAATAGGATTATCTGGACTATCGGTAGATGATACAACAAAAGTAGATAAAGAAGTTGGGAAACAATCTACAAATTTAAATCTGTAATATGGTGTATTTGATGATGAATATAACGTCAATGATGAATCGGAGAATTGAGGTCTTTCAAAATTAGATATATTTTTAGTTGATCTTGGTAAACGAGCATACTCTTCAAACTCAGTTGGAAAAGTTAATGCACGAATCCAATTATGTATTTCTAACCATGCTTTTAATTCTTCATCAACATAAAAGGTAACATTAAACACATCATATATTGCTTTTTCTCCAGGAGAATATAAATCAACAAACGGTGTTGATCTTTGCACTTCACTCATTGATATACCAGGAATAGCTACACCTTGACAAAAGTATTGCATATTAGGTAATCTATCAAAAGATAATGTAAACTTATTAGGATGTAATAAATTTGGATTTGAAGGTGTTCTCGATAGGGCTGTCATATGTGTATTTATAAAGAAAAAAAAGAGGACTTCTTTTGAAAGTCCTCTTTGGAGATGGTACCCGTATTATTTTTGTTATTATTGGGTACCGTTTTATTACATAATGTTTACGACTTTGAAACCACGATAGTAAACATTGCTTGTTACATTGATTGCGCCGAGGTCTTGTGTTGTACCATTAGCAAATGGGTTAGCAACAATACCGTAACGAGTTTTGAAACCAATCTTTGGTTGGAAAGTATTGGTGTCAACAGCACGAACCATTTGGAGAGGAACGTATGGGCAGTAGAACAAACCTGCGTCATAAGCGTTACTACCTTTATAACCAACAACAGCAAACTCTGCAGTTGAAGAAGCGATAAAGTATGGATCAATGTAGACTTTCAAACGACCAAACATTGTACCAGCAAATGTGTTACCGGTGTCATCAACTGTTAGGTTAACTTGACCTTGTAAAGCAGAATTGTAATCTAACAATCCAGCCATTGCAAATGCAGAAGCAACGTCTGAAGAACAAATTACAACATTACCTTTACCACGACGAGTTTGTTTAGCAATAGTATTTGCTTCACGCTCGATTTGGAATGCCAAACCTTTGATCTTTTCAACCATCCAACGACCGTTAGAATCTGTGTCAAGGTCAAATGTACCAGCACTTGTTGTACCAATTTGTGCACCAACTTTTGCAGAGTAGTAAATTGTGCGTAGAACTTCACGATTGATCTCAGCAAGAATTTCTGCAGAAAGAATATTTGCTAATTCTGTTTCAGCGTCAAGACCGTGAACTGCTTTCAAGTCTTGTGCCAATTCCATTGAGTATTCAGCTTTCAAGGCACGAGTCTTAGCAGATACAGTTACTTTCTCGATTGTGAAACCCATTTCAGCAGGTGTCAAATCTTCAGCAGTAGCAGTTGCCATTGCAGTGCAAGCAGCAGCATTACCAGTAAAGGTGTTACTGTTGTAAGCAGCATTGTATGTAACATTCAATGCGGTTTGTGCACCAGAAATACCAGCGAAACCAGTGTTGGCTTCATTGTAGAATGCTTCGATACCTGAAGAAGCAACATTGCGGTTTGTACCGTATGTTGAACGCATTGCAAAGATCAAGCCAGTAGGACCAGTCATTGGTTGAACGCCACAAATATCGTAAGCGATCAAGTTAGGCAATGAACGGCGTACCAAACTGATAAGGATTGGATCAAAACCAGCAACAGGACCTGCAGGTGATGAACCACCTGAGAAACCACCTGTACCAGCAGAGTTAGTAATTGTTTCATTCATGATGCCAGCTTCTTTGAGCATGGCTTGTTGTTGATTCTCAAGGACTAACGCTGTAACTGCTCTGCGATATGAATCCTTGATTGGGGTCAATTCTGAATGTTCAAGAACT